AACAATACATTCTTTATAGAAATGGCTCATCAGTCAACTGGTAATAATACCTCATTAACCCGTCAGGGTCAATCTAATAGCACTGGAGACGCCAGAGCACTTTATCTTAAACTCTTCTCAGGAGAGATGTTTAAAGGCTTTGAGCACAATGCTATTGCTAGAGACTTGGTGATGAAGAGAACACTCAAGAATGGTAAGTCTTTACAGTTCATCTACACAGGACACACAACCGCTGAGTTCCATGTACCCGGAAGGTCAATACTTGGTAACAGCGACGGTGCACCTCCAGTAGCTGAGAAGACTATCACTGTTGATGATCTTTTAATCTCAAGTGCATTCGTTTATGAACTAGACGAAACATTAGCTCACTACGAGCTTAGAGGAGAGATCTCCAAGAAGATTGGATATGCTCTTGCTCAGAAGTATGACCGCTTAGTATTCAGAGCTATCGCTCGTGGTGCTAGGGCTGCTTCTCCAATTACAAAGTCTAACTTTGTTGAACCCGGTGGAACACAGATCAGAGTTGGTACAAACAACTCAGGTGCTGACGCATATGTATCAGCTTCATTGATCAACGCATTCTACGACGCTGCTGCTGCTCTTGACGAGAAAGGAGTTAGCTCTGAAGGTAGAGTTGGTGTTCTTAACCCAAGACAATACTACGAACTAATACAAGCTGTTGGTTCTAATGGTCTCGTTAATAGAGACGAGCAAGGTGACTCCTTGCAGAAAGGAAACGGAATCATTGAGATTGCAGGCATCAAGATCTTCAAGTCAATGAACATCCCATTCTTTAGCCAGTATGGTACTAAGTATGGTTCTGCTTCCGCAACAAACCCCGGTGTAACATCACCCGGAAACGTAGGATCTTTCGTCGGCGAAGCTGTAGAAGATGCTGCTAATGATGTAACTGGTATCAACAACGAGTATGGTGAAGAGACAGAATTCGCTAACTCTTGTGGCCTTATCTTCCAAAGAGAAGGTGCTGGTATCGTTGAAGCTATTGGACCACAGGTTCAAGTAACAAGCGGAGACGTTTCAGTTGTATACCAAGGTGACGTAATCTTAGGTCGCCTAGCTATGGGTGCTGATTATCTTAACCCAGCCGCATGCGTCGAGCTAGTTGCCGGTGCTGCTGCAGGTTCATCAGGTAACGCTGCATTCTAATGCACATTTATATGGGGGACTTCGGTCCTCCTTTTTTTTAATTAATATTATGCCTTTTCCAACCACAAATGCTACAAAAGAACTACCCGCTATAAATCAAATACTATCCTCATGTGGGCAGGCTCCTGTAACCACCTTAGATCAAACCAACCCGGACGTTGCGATTGCTTATGATACGTTGTTACAGGTGACTCGTGAAGTTCAAGCAGAAGGTTGGACATTTAACAAGGAGTTCCATGTCGTATTCACACCAGATAGTGACAATGAAATACCTATAGCAAATAATATATTACAACTATCTTTATCTAAGAACTCTGCTAACATGCAATATGATGCTGTACGTAGACAATCAAAACTATACGATAGAATACATCACAGATATACATGGGAAGATCATCCTGATGGTGTCGAATGTGATGTAGTATGGGAGTTTGATTGGATAGATATCCCAGAACCTGTACAGAATAGTATAGTAGCTAGAGCTGCAACTATTGTGTCTCAAAGAATAGTAGGAGATACTAACCAATATACAGCTCTACAACAACAAGAAGCATACGCTAGAGCAATAGCTATGGAGTATGAAACTTCTCAAGGACAGTTCACTATATTTGGACATCCTTATGATAAAACTAATTCCTACCCAGCTTACCAACCCTTTCACGCTCTTCAAAGATAATGCCAGCAGTTACTCAACGAATTGATAATTTTCTCGGTGGAGTATCTAGACAATCTGACGATAAGAAACTCCCCGGTCAAGTCCGAGAGTGTCTCAATGGATATCCTGATCCTACTTTTGGTTTAACTAAAAGATCAGGATTTAAATGGATTAAGAATCTAGGTACAGGTACAACCTACGATGGTGGTAAATGGTTCTACATAGCTAGAACTTCTACTGAAAGATACATCGGAGTTATTACTCCTAAACCTAACAGTGGTTATGGTGATATAGATATATGGAATGTAGATGGTACTGTATGTACTGTCAACATGGATACAAGTACAGCAGTAAATGCTGTGAACTACCTTACAGGTGCTCGCTCCAATTACTCTGTACTTACTGTACAAGACACATCAGTTATAGTAAATAATTTACATACTGTAGCTAAACAAGCAGACCCTACATTTATAGCAAGAACTAGAGCTACACTTATACTTACTGATACAGCTATTAGTTCAACATATAGTGTTACTATAAATGCTGGAGGTGGTGCATCAGATCAAACATTCACTACAACTACAAATAGTACTGAAACTTATGATGGACTATTAACTACTTTAAAAAATGGAATTGATGCGTTTAGTATCTCAGGATTGACTGTTACTAAGTATCAAGGAACACTTGAATTAGATAGAATAGTTAGTGGTACACGTACTGCATTTAGTATTACTTGTAAAGGTGGAGCATTAAATAATAAACTAACTGTATTCCAAGATCAAGTAGATAATGTTGCACAGTTACCAATTCATTCTTTCCAAGATCATGTTGTAAAAGTTATTAATACAGCATCTCCAAATGATACTTACTTTGCTAAGTTTGTAGCTGATAATGGTGTATCTGGAACAGGATACTGGGGTGAAACACGAGATCCTAGTAAGTCACCGGGTCTAGATGCTTCTACTATGCCACATGAGTTAGTTAATACAGCTACAAATACTTTTACATTTAGACAATTTGCATGGACTAATAGATTAGTAGGAGATGATACTACAAATGCTCATCCTAGTTTCGTAGGTCAAAAGATACAGAATGCTTTCTTTCATGGTAATAGACTAGGATTCTTATCAAATGATAATGTGTCTATGAGTCAATCTGCACAGTATTTTAATTTTTATCATACTTCAGCTCAGACTGTTACAGATGCAGATCCTATAGATATTAGTGCTGCTACAATTAGACCAGCCAGTTTACGTGCTGTTATACCTACTACTCAGGGTTTAGTAATATTTAGTAAGGATCAGCAATTCTTATTAAAAGCAGCTGACGGATTTCTTACACCAACTAGCACAACTATCTCACCCATTGCAAACTACGAGGTAGATGTAAATGTTAACCCAGTTGATATGGGTAGCAATATAAACTTTATTAGTAAGACACCTAGTTATACACGTGTATTCGGTATGCTTACTAGGGGACAAGATGAAAACCCACAAGTACTTGACATTGGACGAGTTGTTAATGAATGGATTCCTGAGTCTATAGATACTCTGATAGCTAATCCTCAGAACCAGTTCTTAGCAATGTCTGATCAATCTAGTAAGAAAGTTTATTTTTATCGTACTTATAGTGATGGTAAAGAGTTACTTGTACAGTCTTGGTTTAACTGGGAGCTTCCCGGTACAGTACAGACTATTGCTATTGACTCTGATGACCTTTTAGCAGTTACTAAACAAGGTAGCCAGTTTACGTTATCTAAAGCTAGTCTTAGTCAGAGTCCAGAAGATGCTATTATTGTTAATAACGATGGACAAAAGATTAATCCCTGTATTGACCTCTACGCTGCACCTAGTTCTGTGGCTTATGATAGTACAAATAATTTTACTAAGTGTTATATCCCTTGGAACAATGTTACAGGATTAACTCCAGTACTTATAATCAAAGGTACTACAGCTACAGGTCAATTTATTGAATCTGGATTTAGTATCACACCTACTATAGCTTCAGATGGTACAGGTACATATTTTAAAGTACCTCTTAAGAATCTTACCAGTATATCTAGTGATATTATTATAGGCTGGAAATATGACTTTGATGTTATATTACCTAAAACTTATCTTAGATTAGACGAAGAGAATAAACAAACAGATTTTACAGCTAGTCTTACAGTAGCTCGTATGAAGTTTGCTGTTGGTCTATCAGGAGTTATGGGTTTTAAACTTAAGTCTGAAGGTATACGACAAGGTAAAAAGGAATACACAGGAGACGGTTCTACTACAGTATTTAGTTGGGCTGATGAAGATTTATCATATATAGACAGTGATCAAATTAAAGTTAAATTAGATGGTGTTGTTACTACAGCTTTTACAGTTAGTGGAGACACACAGATTACATTTAGCTCAGCACCAGCTAATGGTGTTAAAATATTAATATATTTAGATGAGTGGTATAGTTTACATCCTACTGTTAAAGCTGATAATTATTTAGCTAATGATATAGCAATAACAGGAGAGACTATATTCTCATTACCAATACATCAGAAAACAGAAAACTTCCAACTAAGACTTTTTAATGATTCTCCATTTCCCGTGGCATTAAACTCTATGATGTGGGAAGGACAATATTCACCGAAGTTTTATAGGAGGACATAAATGGCAATAACAACCGCCGGAGCGATACTGATTGGTACTGGTGTTAGTGTTGTTGGTGGCATATTTGGAGGAAGTAAAGCTGCTAGTGCTGCTGCTCAACAGGCAGAGATGCAAAACCAAGCAGCTATACGTAAGTATGGTTACGATATCCAAAAATGGGATATGGACAAGGAGATGATTAAAGCTAATCGACTTCATGCTATGGAAGAGATTAGAACGAAAGCTGCGAATGAAGGACGCTTAGCTGATTATCAAGATGCTTCAAACAAGCAACAATACGAGTACCAATTACAGATACGTGATCGACAACAGGCTTCAAATGAAGCTCAGTTTCAAAGATCAGAACAGTTATATACAGATCAATTAAGTTTAAATCAAAGATCTCAACTAATAGCAGAAGATAATGAGTTTAGACAATTAGAAGAGATACATACAGAGCAAGCTTTTGAAAAAGAAGCAGCTTATATTGAATCTCTTCAAACAGCAGGTAAATTAAGAGCTATAGGTATTACAGGCAGAAGTGCTGATAAAGGTTATCAATCTTCAGCTGCTGATTTTGGAAGACAAATATCACAGCTTAATGAAGCTTTTTCAAGTGCAGGAAGGAACACTAAAGCTGTCTTAAGAGAAATAGCAAACGATAGAGCATCAGCAGATTTAGCAGCACACGCACAACGTATGCTAGATCCCGGTGTTTTACCAGATCCACTTAAACCTCTCGCTACACCAAGAGCACAATTCGTAATGCCTAGAGCATTAGGTGAATTTGACTTCGGACCAGAACCAGTATTAGGAGCTATGGCTTCTCCATCTGCTGCTGCAGGAAGAGTTTGGGGTAGTACAATATCAAGTATAGCTGGTGCAGTAGGAAGTGGGTTTACTCAATACGGAGCTACATTAGCATAATAACAATGGCACAAAGTAAATACAAGCGGCACTCACGTGGTGGCCGCTTTAGACAACAAGGGGAGGGCTCACGAGCCGCTGTCGATAATATAGCAAGACAACGTCAAACAGAAATTGACGCCCTAAAAACACAAGCATTACAACAGAAAGAACGAGACTCTTTACAGATCACTGGATTACGTAATGTAGCTAAGAACGAAGCTGAAAATAGAGGCATACTTCATGATTTAGAAAACAAGATTTATCAAAATAAACGTAATGCTATAACAGTTAGATCAGCAACTGAAGTTGACTCTCTTTTAGGTCAAGCTAAAGAACTAGGTAAAGAAGCCGAGTTCTGGGAAGAGTTTGCTACTGAACATTCTAAAAAGTATGGTGATGCAGCTAAGAGTATTTATAATTATGCTCAGTATAAAGCAGCTATTGATGCTTACGAAAAACTATCTAAAAAACAGCAAGATATTGCTGAAGCAAGTTATGAAGGTACTTATGAAGTAGTAGAAAACGAGATGAGCGAGTCTATCGTTAAGATTGATAGTCTTAAAGATAGAAAAGATTTAATTACAAGCACTGTAGGTTGGTTTGCTAATAATAGACACCTACATGATATGTTAGCTGATGACTTTATTAAAACTAATGACGCTACTCAAGCTTTATTAAGAGGAGCTACGTCTAAAGAAGGGCAACCTTTATATAATAAAGATACTGCTACTCCTATGACTATGAATAAGGCATATAACTTTATTCATACAAATGAGATTCCTATGAACAGCTCCGCTGCTCGAAAGATTCTTAAACTAGCTCGACAGACAGCTGTTGTTGAAACAACTAATTTAATCAAAGGTGATACGTATAAAAATGATAAACTAAAGCTTGAAGAACTTGTTAGACTTACAAAAACTTCTTATGCAAATATTAATGACTCAGCTTATTATATTAATAAGGAAGGAGATAAAGTTTTTGTAGAGACTAAGGCAGGAGTTAAGATTAAGAATTGGATAGTAGAAGGAACTGGTAAAGAGGCACTTAAAGTAGCTAGTGGTAGAGAAAGATTTAACAATAACTTATATCTTTTATATCATGCACTAGAAGGTAGTTATATTAAAGGTAGTAATAATACAATAATAGCACCGGGAGATCCTTCAAGGCAAGCTGAAACTCCTAAACAGAAATGGGCAAGAGTGATAGAATTAGTAGCAGGAGGTCTTGATTTTAAAACACCAGCTGATGGTATAGATGCTTTAAATATTCCAGTCAGGAATATGAAGACTGGTGAGGTAATTTTAAATAAAAACAAAGAGCCAGCGGAATATCTTTTAGACAAACATGGAGACCTAAAGACTGAGGTTACAAGAATTTTAAAAGAAAAAGAGACTAATAGTATATCTGACAGAGACATAGAGATAAGAGCAGACCAAATTAAAGGATTTACTAAGTTTAATTCTCAGCTTGAAGCTGACTTTAAGAATAATGATTTTAAGAATACTCTGTTAAATCAAGAGTGGATACTTGCTGCAAGCACATGGGCGTTAGATAAAAAAAACATAGGCTCTGAAGAATCTAACTATATCCTTGAGGTATTAGGTCAATCTCCAGAATTGTTTTCAAAGAATAAATCGTTTTCTGATAATTTAGCACTCAGCAAGAAAATAGCTCGGTTTGATAATGAGTTTAACTCGGGAGATATTAAAGGAGCTTTCTTTGCATATACTCAAATAGGTGAAGTGGTACCTAGGGTAACTAAGATGCACGAAGCATTAGTTGCAGCAAACGCATACCCTGATGATTTTTCAAAGGATTTAAAAGAATTTATTACTAATGAATTTGTTGGTAACATAGCTGGAGGTTTAGCTTCTACAAAGATAGCTAATAAAAACCATATAATCCAGATGGTGGATAAAGGTATAGGTAGGTTCATGGTTGTGTGGGCTAGTCAATCTAATATAAAAGATGCTACAGCTAGGTTTGAAGCAACTCAAGAGATATTAAAACGTGAAATATCTGATGGAATAAACAAACAAACAGGATGGGCTGCAGCTTCAGAAACTATTAAAGATGGTAGTCAAACAATAGGTTATAAATTTGCTGCTATAGGAAATACAGATATAGCTGGTGGCATAGTATATAAACAATCTGATATCCAAGATATGTTTAAATTTTGGGATACTAAGTTTAAAGGTGCATCTAGTGCTGGATTTTTAAAGGATGCTACATGGACAGGAGATCAAAAAAGTATTAATAAGCAAAAAGTAAATGATGTTTTAGTAAGTCGTTTTGATGACTTAGTAACTCTTGATGACGCTTATAGACTGTTGAATGATATCAGTACTGGTACTGCTGATAACCAAGTATCAATCCCTGATAATCTAGCTAAATTTATTGCAACATCAAAAAATAATAAGTATGGTCTTACTACACGTGAGATTATGAACATGGCTATAGAGCATATCAAAAATAATGGTGATAGTATTTGGACTAATGATAAGACAATAGATTCTCAGTTTAAAGATTATAACTATGAATGGCCTGCTAGTACAGAAGATCTTGTTGATTGGAAATGTAATATACTTCCAAGAGATACAGCCGATCAAGTTGGTATCATGGCTTGTGAATATTTAAAAGATCGAGGTATTGATATGAACAAGTCTATCATAGAAGACTACCTTAAACTAAGAGGGAGGTTTAATTAATGGAAAATGATGATTTAATACAAGAGAATGATGATCAACAGATTGCGTATGGTAATATAGGTGACGTTGATCTTACAGATGATTCCGAATTACCTGTAGAAGTAGTAGAACACAAGTTTGCTCCCCCGTTTAATAGTAGTATAGGTAAGAGTTCAGTTGATTTATCTATTGCTGGTAGTAATGATAAGATGCTCGAAGAATACAATAACTGGTTTGGTCATGGTACTGAGAAAGGATTTCTAGGAGTTAACTACACACCAGAGGATGCTAAACCAGAAAGAAACAGATTAAGAGATGATTGGTATCAAAAGTACTATGGCATGTCTTATGAAGATTATGAAACGAATAAACCTAAAGTTACTATGTATGGTAACGAAGCCAATTTAAAAGGATTTGGAGACCAACTAGATCAAGTCTTTCAAGGTTTATCTGCACCCGGATTAGGTGCTGCTGATTTTGTTATGGATGCCGTAGGTCTTTTAGGTAAACCCGGAGATTACTTAGATGATAAATGGGATCAAGTTACTAAACTCGATAGTCCTACAAACCAAGCTATTAGAGAAGTATCTTCTATTGTTATCCCTTCAATTATAACTGGAGGAGCTACTAACTCTATATTAGCGAAAACTGGAGTTAATAAACTTCCATGGTTTGCTAAACATTTAACACGTTTAGGAGCTTGGACATTAGAATCTCAAGTTATAGCTGGTATCAGTGATACAAGTGAAGATGATAATGCTGCTAGAGTAGTATCAGATTTAATTCCCGGTTTATTTGGTCCTAAAGGATGGGTTCCTATCCCAGAGGCTTGGAAGACAGCAGATAGTGATAGTCCTGCTGTAAGAAAAGAAAAGAATATGTGGGAGGCTGCAGCTCTATCGTGGTTAGGTGTAGCTTTAGGATCATTTATTGACATGAAATCTTTAGGTAAAACTAAAGCTAAACAAATGTCATGGTTTCAACCACTAGATGAACAAGCTAATAGATATTATCAGACCGAATTACTTGTAGGAGCAGATAATGATCTACTTATTCGGATACAAGAAATTGATGAAATTCTATCTTCTAAGAAATTAAGTAAACAGAATGAGAGAATTTTAATTAATGAACGTACAATGCTGCAAGATGAACTAGGCTTAATTGATGGTTTTGATGATGCTATACGTAGATCTGATCTGAGAGCAGCTGATGAAGCTGATAGTGCTAAATCTATTAAAGCTAATAATCCAGATCAGTTAGATTTAGATTTAGGACTTGATCCTGATTTAGCTCCTGAATTATTCGATGCTAACAAAACTGCTAAACAGATACCTCCTCCCGGTAATGTAGCTCGTAACATGGCAGATACTACAGCTGTTAAGTTAGGTAACTCTGTTGGTACTCCAGCACCTGTTATAACCGACGCTATGCGTGAGAAAGGTCTTATGGTAGGTGATACATCTAGAGACGCTGTAATGGGCGTAGCAGAGGTATCTAGAGATGCTGGAAGATTTGACGCAATAGTAGATGGATTTAGATATAGTGCTGACCAAATGAATGCTGCTGCATGGGGTATTTATAAAGATATAATATCTGCTGATAATATAGATGATGTTAGAAATCTATTCCTAGATAATAGAGACGTTAAGAACATGCTGATGGGTAGGTTCAAAGTTGAAGTTATTAATGAAGAACAAGCTAGAGCAGCTGCGTTTGCTATGCGAGATCTTGTTGATAAATTCTTAGGAAGAGAAGTTACGGAAGCTTCATCTAGAGTTATGGATACTTTAGGAAGAGAGGTTAGTAATCTTGGAGAAGCTCTAACAGAGATGCAACCTTTCATTGATGATCCAAAAGTTATGGATTTAATCATAGATAAGATGTTATTCTTAATGGATGAATATGCTCTTAATAAGTATATCTCAGGTTGGCAGTTACGTAATAAGAACTGGTTCGATCAAATACCTCCCGGTGAGTTCGATCAGGTTACTGAGACTATAATGAAGGAGTTTACAGATGCAACTAACGCTATACATGCTAAGAACAAGAAATTTACTAAAACATTAAAGTCTCTAAAGAAGAAATTCCCAGAAGCTTTAAGACCTTTAGTTGATGCTTATACCCATACTAATGGTGATGTTGATAGTCTAGGTAAACTATATAGATGGGCTGAACAACAGGTAACTCCTTGGGGAGCTATCAAAAGTCCTAACCCTAAAGAAATGAACCTATTTGCTAGGGGACTCTGGAGTATTAATATGAATAATACTTTGTCAGGTAAATCACCTTTAAATGCTGCGGTAGGTAACTTACATCAGCTTTTAGTAAAACCTGTAACCAGTTTCATGGGTCATGGATTCTGGGGTGCTGCTTCACGTGATTTTGATGGATTACGTAGAACACTATATTATTATGGTAGTGTACAAGAAACAAATAGAAGAGCATTAACTGATGCTTGGTTTATGATGAAGAAGGCTCATAAAGATCCTACTACTATGATGAAGGCATATCGTAAAGATTTCCAATTAGCAGCTACTAAAACAAGAAGTATTCTTGATGAAATGCGACCAGTTTATGAAGCAGATGGAAACTGGGGTATGTTAAAACAAATAGATTTAGCATATACTTTAAACGATATAGGTAAGATTCCAGCTTTACGTTATGGTATGACTGCTCTGGTTTTCCCAGACGCTTATACTTCAACTGTTCTCTCCACATATGTAACTAGAATGAAAGCATATGATGAAGTTTTCTATGAATTTGGTGAAGTAACTACTGATTTAGCCGTAACTAAATTAAAAGCAGCAGAAAAGAGAATAGCTAAAACAATGTTTGATGATAATGGACTTCCTAAAGATCCACTTCTTAAACAGATAGCAGGAGAAATACAACTTAACTTGGATGATGGATTGTCTAAGTGGCTGACTGAAGCTACTACAGCTTATCCAATCACTAAGTACATGTTTATGTTCCCTCGTACTCAGACTAACTGGGCTAAAGCAGCTCTTTCATGGACTCCTATTAGTGCAATTCCGGGTATGAATAAATATAGTAAGACTATATATGCACGTACTGACGATGCTATAGCTGCAGCATTAGCTGAACATGGTATAGACATGGCAACTAATCCACATGCTAGAGTTATCTTTGAGAACTTAAGAGCTGAGTATACTGGAAGATTAATGTTTAGTGGTATGCTAACTTCTTCATTATTTGGTTATGCAATGTCTGGTAACATTCGTGGTAATGGTCATTATAATGCGTCTACCAGAATGAAAGAAAGAGACCAATTTGGATATGAACCTAAGACTATTAATATAGGTGGTAAGTGGATTAGCTATAAAGGTATAATTGGAGTAGAACAGGTACTAAGTGTAATAGGTGACATGGCTTATTATAGTAAAGACTTGAATGAACCTATGCTTCAGAATTGGCAGAATAAGCTTATGTGGACCGTCTCTGCTGGTTTCCTTAACGATACACCTTTAGCGAGCTTTGAGCCGCTTGTAGCTGTCTTAAACAACGATTTAAGTGGATTCAACAGATTAAGAGCTCAAATGATTAGAGCTTCTATTCCTTTATCTAGTGCTCTAGGTGTGTTAACAAATGCAATAGACTCAGCACAGAAAGATATTGAAGGAGAGATGCGAGAGTACTTAATGAATAGACTTCCCGGCTTAAAGAATCAATTACCTAATCAGATTGATGTTTGGACAGGAGGAGCTTTAAATGATATTGATAATCCTTGGTTGAGAATATTAAATGCTGTGAGTCCTTTCCAAGTAAGTGCTAATTATCCAGATGATTTGTACGAAGTATATAGTGGTAAAAAAGTTTATGCTAAAGACGTAATTAAATGGTTACAACAGGATTTAAACTACTCAGGATTAAGTAAACTCAATATGGATTCAACTGGATCTTATGAGTACTCTACTAGCGAAAGAGAAATGATTAATGCACAAATTGGTTCTCAAGAAATGTGGAGACAGATAGTTCCTATCATGATGAATAAGGAGTATCAAAAAGAGTTGAATGATTTACGTGCTCACAGACAGTCTGGTATAGATTTAAACAACGAGGATATAGTATTACAGCTTCAACTTTTACCTGTGTATAGAGCAGTAGAACGAGTCGTTAAAGCTAATCAGAAACTAGCTGAAGGAAAAATACAGATAGGTACTGACCAGATTTATGATCAACTTAAAACTGATAGATATATGCAGAAAGGTGATGTTAAAGGAGCTGCAGAAGTACAAAAGAGAAACTTAAAAACACAAAAACTTTTAAAATACAATAACAACTAATTAATATGGCTGTTACAGAAAATTCGTATACGGGTAATGGTTCCACCACCAATTACTCTTTTACATTTCCATATCTAAAGTCAACCGACGTACAAGTACAGGTTGACGCAGCCGTGACTACTGCATGGACATTTGCCAATGCTACCACGGTACAATTTAATACTGCTCCTACTAATGGAGCCAAAATCAAAATACTTAGAGATACGAACGTCG